CATTATTTTTCCCATCTATAAAAAATGTGTTGATCAATCTTCATTGTTTTGGTTTTGGTTGATGCCCATTCTGGTCTAACATAATCGGCATGATAATGAGTGGCACCATCTGTGAAGTCGGGAAATTCTCCGTGATAGACTTTAAAAGCGATGGCACGAGCAAGTTCATAGACAGCAGTATCGTGATAACCAATATCATCAGACTTGCCGTCACAATACCAACTAAATTGGCAGCGATGGCGAAGAGGGACCATGGTCCCATTTTGCTTCCATGATGGTCTTTCAGGTCCTTGTTTAACAACCTCACAATATGAATGAGGAAACCGACTATCAAGAACACGGTTACGAGTGACAAGAGCGACACCAATCATTCCCCTATGTATTTGGTTACGGGCCTCAAAGTATATATTATCTGCCAGACATTTCTGTTCTGATACAGAATCGTGTAGTAAACCTGCATTTGCTTCTGCACCAAATGCCGATTTACCACTCACAAGACCACCTAAAAATGATGCCGCCATGGCACCAAGAAAAACATAACGCTTCATTTAGTAACCTCATGGTTATATGTAAGATTATGAATATCCATGAGATCCTTTAATTTACGAACCTCATCTGATGTAAGACTTAAAAGTTGCTTACGCATGTTTTCTTCTGACATATCTTTTGCCAATGCCATAAAAAACTTTTCTAATTTAATATAATGATAAGCCATTATGCATGTCTCCGAATAAGTTCCTCTGTCCACATTGTCCGAACCAACTTAAGCCGTGATTCCAAATCCTTAATCACTTTAGGTGATGTAGGTAACTGAGGAATACGAGCAACTTCTTCCATAATAAACTGTGGAAGAACTCTGAGTTGGCGCTCAAGAATTTCCTGACGCTTTTCTGCAGAAGCAGATTTAATCATACGCTTAAAAGCGGCATTTGAAATTGGTTTAGACATGTAAGGCTCCTCTTCCTTTTTGATTATGATACTATTATATCATATAAAAAGAGGTTTGTAAACAAAAAAACGCACAATTTTATTTAATAAAAACAACCAGTAGTAAAATAGTTTTTAATCCAAAGTAGCATCAGAACCTGGACTCTGTGTACAGTTTTGTGTACGAGGGCAATGGAAGTACTTATCCATCGCTACTGTAAGATCGCCATGTCCTGTGGCTCCTCTTTCGTATATACACATACGTTCATCGGTCTCAGGATCGACATATTGTCTTTTGAGTCTACAGTTTATAGTATTGGTTGTTGTAGGAGGTACTGCCTTACGTCTACATTCCATTGGCTCGAGTCCTAAAATAGTCTGTGGCCATCGTAATGGGCTTGTGTTCCATAGAGTACAGTGAGTTTTGTCTTCACTACCAGTATACATACGACCTTCGGCATATACACTGGTAGTAAATAGACAAAAGAATATAATTAAATATTTAATGACAAAACTCTTTGATCATAGGAAAGATAGGTTCGAGTGCTGTTGCACAAGCTCGAGCTAATTCTATGTGTTCTTTCTGTGTACCGTGTCCAGAGCGTAGGTCGATATAATGGATCCAGGACCGGATGGTACCGTTAACATACAATCTAGATTCCATAATACCTTCTGGTAGAACTGCACGAGCTTGTTCTTTGGCAATACCATTTTCAATTGCCCATTCATATGATTTCTTTGCTGCATTGACGACCTCCGCTTGTTGTTTGTACCAATTTAATTGTAGATTAGGATCATTTACATCTAGGCTATTCTGTCTATTCTTTGTATCTTGAAGCCTTGCATCTTTCATCTTAAACTGTAAATCCTTTGTAGGATCTGCATACCGTTGAGAAAACTCTTGAAAAGAGAATGATCTATGTCTCAATAACTGACGAGCAATATCACGAGTTGTAGTTACTTCCAAGCAAGCGCTAACCATTTCAAATGGTGACCAGTGTTTTTCTCGGATGAGGTATCGTAGTAGTCTTTCTGACGTTTCGGTGTTGTCTTGGTTGGATGGATTCGAGACACGGGCTGTATACGCAATGATGTCCTGGAGACTTTCATCTTTCTCTCCCTTTGAATAACTAATTAGATTTACGGTCATAACACATTCTCTTTCACTAATTTCAATATTTTGTTCTTATATTGTGATTTTTCTAATAGAGTATAAAACCAACTGAGAGCATTAACTTCTTTTGATTTTGCAAATTTGCTAAGTAATATAGAATTAAATAGACCAACAAGTTCTGGTGTGGTTTCGAATCTAATTAAATTTACTTTTTTATTTGTATGAAAGTTGACAAAGGCATATGCATCATTTTCATTAAACGAAACTCCCTTTTCTTTATCTTTCATAAGGAATGCCAAATCTAAAGGTCTATACCATTTTCCAATATCAAATGATCCTGGAATGACTATTGAATTATCAACAAAACCATTACTTACATTATATGCTGAAGTATACTCCATATCTACAGGAGTTTCTGCAATAAACACATAACTCATTGGAAAAGATATCATACAATTATCATGATCCCTAACGCTTACAAAATCGTCAAAGAACCTTTGATCATACTTGTCTGACTTTAACTCACCATTTTCCATTCGTAGTTCATAAGAAAAAGAAAATTTCAATGCATAGAGGTTTTTTTGCTGTTTAGCAAATGCAGGGCATCTTAGAAAATCTGATTCTCTTATTTCTGGATTAACCTTATTCTTAAGATATTCCGTAGCATGTTCTGGCGCGTGATATCTTATATCCGAAAGAATTCTTTTATTTCTCTCAGGTATATAAGAACTCCAATAAATGTTCACTGAATAATTCCCATTACAAAGTTTTCGGCAGCATTTTCTGCATAAACTTCACTATGATCATAGACGTTTCGTCGTTCCCAAAGTTTTTCTTCTTTATAAAATTCAACATAAAATCCGTTGTCATCTTTCATCACAACTGCTTTACGGTTTGAATATTCCTCATCACCCCAATAGGTGCTAACCTCTGGCCCTTTATAGATCATAGTTTAAACTCCCTAAACTTTTCTGCACTAATTTTTTCTGCTGATACAGATTTATCAAATACTGGAGTATCATCCTTCATTAGATTTTGTTCTGTTTCATCAACATCATATAATCTCATCTTAGATCGGTCAACTCCAATTACAAATCTTTTATTTGATGTTGGATCATTGTATCTATTTTTCAATTGTTTGACCATCATCTGCCCGAGCCCTTCAAGTTCTTCAGTAGAGATAAGAGCGAACATAAGATCCGCCGTAGCTGGTAGACCGAAAGACTCAGATGTATCTTCCAAACCGACATCAGAATTACCATAACCTGAACGCGTCGTTTGAGTTGCCGAGAAAATCGGTACATTAAACTCCACCGCCAGTCCTCTAAGTTCCTCAGCAATCGCCTTAATGTATGTATAAGAATTGATTGATCCTCCCATGGCTTTCATTCGAGAAGAAGAACAGATATTCAAATAATCAATAAAGATAATATCTGGTTCGAATGATCTTTTCAGTTTTAATTCATTTAACAAAGCCCTAAAATGACCAGCATGAGCTGAGCCTGTTGGGTATTCTTTTACAATTAATCTGCCGGTTGTCTTACGTGCAATATTTTCAACTTTAGTTCTAAACATATCCTTCGAAAGGTTTTCAAGTTGGTCGATAGGTACATTGAGAAGATTAGCATCAATACGTTCGGCAATTCTTTCCTCAGCCATTTCCATAGTTATGTATAGTACATTTCTACCTTCTACCAAAGCGCCACTAGCAACATGACACATGAATAGAGACTTGCCAACGCCAGTACCTGCAAGGGCAATGTTAAGTGTTTTACGCGGTACACCACCCTTTGTAATTTTATTAAAATAGTCGAGATCAAATGGAATCCTATCTTCTTCTGTATGGTAAAAATCATAACGCTGTTCGAAATCATCAACATAATCGTGTCCAACACTATTATCAAATGACACACCAAGAGCTTTACTGAGAAGGTCAGGTAGTGCATTCTTTGTCATTGACTCATGTTTACCGTCAATAATAGAAATAGATTCCATAATGGCAATATGAATTGCTCTATCCTGGCACCATTTCTCGGTAGAGTTTAATAACCAATCCGGATCAATTACCTCACCAGAATACAGCTGTGGAACAATATTCATCGACATCTGAAATTGTTCGTCAGACATATTAGTTGATTCTTGTAGTTCAATAACCAATGTTTCTGATGTAGGCAATTTATTATATTTTGCTACATATTTACCAGCCTCTTTAAAGAGTGTACGATATACTCCTTGGAAATATTCTGGTTTGATGAAAGGTAATACCTTACGCATATACTTTTCATCAGTTAAAAGATTACGAAGAATAGTCTGTTCAAGATTTGTCTGCAAGGGTACCTTCTTCTCTCATTTGTTTACGAATTTTGGTGGCTGATATATTGTGTATATCCTCACCTAAATCATGTTCTGTAAATGTATAGCCAACCTTTCGACCATACGCAATATCAGTTATATTTGGTAGTACCATTATAATATAATCTACTGCAATTGTAAACCCCTCTTTTGCCAATGCTTCAATAATATTAATTTTTATTATATCAATATTAAATGGGTTGTCATATTGTTCTGGCACTTGCCTAATCTGTATACAGACTTGGCCGGTTTTTGCATGAGCCCTTTTAAAAAGTTCTGTATGACCAGTATGCCATGGTTGCCAACGACCAAGCATTTGTACTGTTGGTTTGAGGGGATCAAAATCCACTACTTTTTCCTATTGGATTTTATTTCTAAATTTACCATACTAGTACCTTCGGCGCGGTCATTACGAATATCATCTTGGCGTTTCATATAATTATTAACAACTGCTACAAGTTGTTTATGTGTGTCATCAAACCATCCATTAACATGATAGTTAACATCAATTGGTTTTTCAAACATAGCATTAGTATCTTCGTAACGACTTTCTTTAATAGTATCCATCCATACTGTGTAGTCTGCATTAAATTCTATACGAGCTATATTTGTTGGACAAACAAAATCTGCAACTGCAATTTTGCCAGCCATAATGACACCATCACTCAAGTGTTTCATACGTTGTGCTTGACGTATTCTTCCTTCAGAGCTAAAATCCCAGTCATCATAGCTCGTTCGAACTACATCTGCGTTAATGTGTATACCACCCAATAACTCAGCCAATGGTTTGGCCAATGTACTTTTACCAGAACCCGGCAATCCAAATATTAATATTTTCATGTTTGTTCTTGTAATACTGCCGAACCATCCATAATGGCTTCTCTAAGAATCTCTTGAAGAACATCACCAGCCCATAATTGCAAATCAACATCTTCGGAAGTTAATTCAGAATCTGGAGATGATTCAACAAAGAAATTAAAGGACATAGTACCTTCTTCTTCGTCATTCACACTAATAGAACCATACTGAATTACTGTTTCAGCATATGGTCCTTCGAGGAAGCGAACCAGCCAATGCTGATCGCCCTCCTCACCCGGAACCAATTGATAAGTTTGATTTTCTTTATGCTTCATCTACCAACGCATCCATATCAATTTCTGATTTATGACCAATTGTGTATGACTTTTTGATGAACTCTTTAAAGTCAGTTTTTTCAAAGAGTGGTGTCCAGAATTCTTCTTCTAGTGTACCAGCTTCACGAGTCTTACCAGTTAGAATTTCACCGGTAGATGGATCAAGTGCTTCATACCAACCATTGCTTGGTTTCTGTGCATAACCACCAGCCAGTGCTACATCAAGTAGACCAGACCATTGAGCAACACCACCTTCCCAAGATACTGTAATAGGAATCTTGGACTTTTCTTTTACATACCGAGACTTTTCTACATTAATAACAAAATCATAACCAGTAACTTCGGTACCTTTTTTGTTTTGTCTACGGCCTAGGATCCAAATGTTGTCGGCAGAATAGTAAATGCCGGTACCACCAGATACAATAGCCTTAGGAAACAATCCAATCTCTTGATAAGTATGGTTAACTGCAAGAAGTGGAATATCTTTCATGGCAAGATAAGGTGTTGTCATACGGAACAAACCTTTGAGAGCCTTTGCACGAGACATATCTGCCACTGATTTTTCATTAATGGCATCTTCCATCTCTTTTTTGGATGCAAGGTTACCAATAGAGTCAATGACTACAATGACTTTATCTTTACGATCCAAACCCTCAAGTTGGCCAATCAGATCAAATTTAAGTTCTTCTACATTTGTGATTGGTGTATGCAGAACACGTGATGTGTCGACATCAAATTGTTCAAAGTAAGATTGTGGTGAACCAAACTCTGAATCGTAAAAAAGCATTACAGCATCTGGATATTTCTGCATATATGCACCAGCCATAAGGAGTGCAAATGATGTTTTAAAGTGTTTTGATGGTCCAGCAAGGACAGTAAGTCCAGGCGCAAGACCACCATCAATTGATCCAGATAGAGCAACGTTTACCATAGGTACTCGAGTAGGTACCATATCTTTTTCATTGAAAAATTTGGATTCAGAAAGAATCTCAGTATGTTTCAACTTGGAATTCTTTTTGAGTTTGTCCATAATAGACATTTAATCTGTTCTCCTTAAATCATAAATACGTTGTTCTTCTGGACTAGTGGCATAAGTATTATATGCCATGTCTGTCTCAAGTTGTTTAATTCTATTTTTAAGCTGTTCAATTTCAGCTGTTAATCTCATATTGGTATATTCAGTATTAACACCAATATTTTCTTCCTTTAATTTACGTTTCATATATACTTCATGAGGCTCGTGAATCTGAGACATTTGATTATTCCTTCTCTTTGGAAGCTACTCTCTTACGCAAGTCACTAGAACTAAATCTATGCTCACGTTTGTTGAAATACAATTGAATACCTCTTTTACGGCATTCGTCTTTACCAGTAAAGTCTTTATCCCTATATTCTTCACCCAAAATTCTAACATTAATTGGATACATATTCAGAATATCCAATAGATCATCCTCAGTACAATATGGTATGATTTCATCAACATAGGTTACTGCCGAAAGTTGGGCATGTCTTTCTACTATTGTCTGTACTGGAGAATTTTTTTCTGGCCGGTCAATTGATGGATCTACTTGTAATGCACAAATAAGATAATCACACTGTGATTTTGCTTCTCTTAACATTGCAATATGACCTGCATGTAATAGATCAAATGTAGATGCAGTAAGTGCTACAATCATTAATTTACTCCATAATAAGATTTATACCAAGTGACAAAATTTTCAACACCTTTTTCGATAGATGTTTCTGGACTATAACCTAATGCCTTAAGTTTAGTACAATCTGACCATGTGGCCTGAGTATCTGCTGGGTGTTTTGGTACAAGTTTTTTATTTGCCGTACGACCAAGTTGTTTTTCAATGTTCTCAACAAATTCCATAAGTTGAACTTGTCTGCCATTGCCAATATTATATATCTGTTTAGCATGGTCCTCGGCCAAGGTTTTTTCTAGAATAATACTAATACCTTGGACAATATCATCTACATATGTAAAGTCACGGATCATATCACCATAATTAAATAGTTCAATTTCATTACCAGCAATGATATTTTTGGTAAAATCAAACAAAGCCATGTCAGGCCGACCCCACGGACCATAGACTGTAAAGAATCTAAGGCCCACTGTAGATGGGATAGCTGACGCCATAAACTGTGACTCATTAGTAGCCTTGGTATAACCATATGGATTTAATTGATAACCAAGTTTTTCATCTTCTGTCCATGGTAATTTGTTACCAGCCATTACACATGATGTTGATGCATACACAGCCTTAGTGACGCCGGCATTCCAACAAGCCTCAATAAGGCTATGAGTACCAACAACATTGTTATCGATATATTTTCCTGGTTCAACCATGGAATGGCGAACACCGGCATAGGCTGCCAAATGCATTACAATGTCTGGCCGTTTATGGTACATCCAATCTTTTAGATTTTCGGCATCATTTAGATCAACTTTTTCAACAACAACACCACAATCATCAATGAGTTTTGCGGCACGAGCTTTTTTAAGTTCCGGATCATAATAATCATTAAAATTATCAAAGCCGATAACGTGATGACCATCGGCATGTAGTTTATGTGCTAGTGTCGAGCCGATAAAGCCGGCCAGACCTGTAATTGCAATTTTAGCCATATATTCCTCCAAATAATATAGTATATTATACCATACTATAGGTTAAATGTAAACAACATTTTGTTCTTTCTCGCGATCATCCAACTCATACATAGCACGATATATGTTATTTTCTTCGATGACTGCATCTAAGACTGTAAGCTGACCTTCGGCAAAATGTGAAAAGGCTTTTGTGTCCTTGGGAAAACATGCCCCACCGTAGCCTTTACGACCATCCGGACCAGGCACTTGCATATGACTGTGACCAATTCTGGCATCCGAACCAATTGCATTTGCAACAACATTATATTTGGCATGCCAATTATCACAAAGATCTTGGAACTGGTTCATCCACAATACCTTGGTTGCAAGGAATGAATTAATTCCATATTTTACAAATGATGCTTCCATTGCAGTCATGTGATATGCTTGACATGGTTTACACCGAGAATGTTCCTTATAAATCTCTTCTAGTTTTGCAGTGGCACCTTTTTCACCACCAAACACATGCATTGGTGGATTAATAAAATCATCTAGTGCATTTTTTTCTGTAAGGAATTCAGGGTTATAAATTACCTGCGGATTGGACTCAGACAATTCTGCAACAACACTTGGTACAACAGTTGATTTAATAACAATGAGTCCAGTTGTAATTGCAGATAAATCTCTTACAGTTTGTTCTACAATAGATGAGTTAATAGAACCATCCTCACCCATAGGAGTAGGTACACAAACAAATGCGACATCAACTCGTGTACCTCGTAGATCACTTAGGCTGTTGCCATAGAGTGCTGGATCAATAAGTGTCTGTTTCACCCATTGAGTTTGGAATCCATATTCAACGGCCTTACCAACATAGCCGTGTCCAATAATTGCAATATTTTTCAT